CAGCTACAGCCTGCATGGTATCCGAATTACCCGGAGGATTTCGGCGATGATTATTTCAAGATGTATGAGGCAGAGGAAAAGGTCGAGGTCGTTGACAAGGCGACAGGGCGGTATCTGAAAACTATCTGGCGGCAAAAGTTTGGGGCTGCAAACCACGGCTTTGATACGAGAGTCTACAATAAGGGGGCGCTGGAGATTTTCGCCGATGACATTTGCAGGAACGATTTGGGATTTCATTCGCTGGACTGGGCGGCGTTCTGGTCTTATGCGAAAGCGACAAAGGCATTTTATAGCGAGGGGTAAGCTGACTACTCACAAAAGTAGTTGAAAAAAATATTGACAATGTGTATAAAATGTGTATAATAGAATTATGAAACGGAAAGATTTGATTAAGCGGCTTGAAAAAGCAGGGTTCGTTTTCGTGAGACACGGCGGAAAGCACGATGTTTACAAGCGCGGGAATGACGAAGAGCAAGTTCCGCGCCACACGGAAATAAACGAAATGCTTGCAAAGGCCATAATAAGAAAATGGGGTCTGTAAGCCGCCCGCCCGAAAGGGCGGTCAAAATCTTTTCTAAGGAGGAATTCTATGAATGCCATTTATCCTGTTATTTTTACAGAAACAAACGACAAAGAAAATCCTGTTCTTGTTTATATCCCGGATATAAACGGAATGACAGAGGGGAAAGACATTGCAGACGCTATTTCAATGGCAAAAGATTATATCTGTAATTCTCTTTTTGATAAAAAAGATTCTGAAATGCCAGCTGCAAAAAAAATTGACGAAATCGACTTGAAAGAAAGTCCGTTCTTTGATTCTGGCAAGTCTTTTGCTTCTCTTGTGGACGTAGATTTGGCTGCATTTAGATTAAGGGAAAAGTCAAAGAGCGTTCGCCGCAATATCACCCTTCCGCAATGGCTGGATGATATGGCAACAATCGCAAAACTGAATGTTTCTGCGATAACACAAAGCGCACTAAAAAAAGAATTAGGGATTGCATAAAAACGAGCCGACTACTTTTGTGAGTAGTTGGCTTTTTTTTGTTTGGACTACTTACAAAAGTAGTTGCTAGAGCTTGTCCATTTCCTGATTGTAGAAATCTTGCATGAGGTTGGCGGCGTATTCGCTTGCGGGTTCAAGCCAGGGATTTGCGGGTGTGTAGGTGGTTTTGTGCTTCAAGTTGAGAATCTGCTTTGTCTTGAAGCTGACTGCTTTTTTGCCTTTGCGGAAATTCGTGACTTGGAAAAAGGAATTGTTCAGACGGATGAATTTCTTGTTTTTGGCTGCTACGAATGCGGTTGCGACGAGGCGGGCTTTTCGGCTTCCGCTTTTGCTTGACCAGCGGACTGTATTTAATGCAACATTCGAGTAGCGGAAACGGCTCTGTACTTTTTTGGAGTTTGAGCCGCCCCTTGCCCTTGTGTTCGGAATTATAAGATTGGATCCGGACGGTGAGCGTTTTGTGCCGCCTGTTTCCTGGCGTTCCATGTAGCCGATTTGTTCAAGTGCGCCTGTGTATGCGGCGATGTCGTTCAGGCTTGCGGATTTTTTGGCGGGCGTGGTGAAGATGTTCCGTGTGGTGAAATTGTTTCTGAGCGTGAAATTCTTTTCGACATTCGTGATTGCGTTTTTGCGGGCTGTGTATGCGACTCGGTTCACGGCATTGACGGCGGCAACTTTCTGACATTTTTTGATGTCGCCGACAACGAGAGCGAAAGCGTTTTTTCCTGTGAAGACTTTTGTGGCCATGCCTTATATAATAGGCTCGTTTGTCTCGTTGTCAATGAATTTTATTTCGAGGTGTGCGCCCAGGGCTGCGGCGATTTTTTCTAGCTCGGATTGCTTCCACTCATTGCGTTGTATTTTGTTAGAAAGATTCTGTCGAGTTTGTCCGGTTCTTTCTGCAAGTTCTGCAACGGATAAATTTCCTCTTTTCACCAAACAAAGTCTTATGTATTCAGTTGTATTCATACAATGATTGTACACTAAAAAAAATACAAAAACAATATAAAAATTGACAAAAAAAACGAAAATATTTCATTATACTATTGACATTAGAAACGATTTAGTGTACTATTAAAACATCAAATGACAAGGAGGTAAACATGACATGAACAAGTTGCTGAAAGTGCTGGCAATCATCGCCGATGTAGCGACAATCGCCAGCTTCGTGATTGCAGTCATAATGCTATTCCGCTAGCCGACTGACACGAAAAACAGTCCCTGCCGAAAGGCAGGGTTTACATAGATTCTAAGATACTTTTATAAGGGGGTCAATATGGCTTTGAAAGTTGCTTTTACGGTATGTCTCGGTGTTGCCGTTGTCTGCCGCATTCTGATTCGTGTTCTTTCTCGCAAGAGTAAGAATGTTTAGTAAAAGCCCCTTCGGGGGGCTGGGGTGGGAGAATGAAATATTCTTATGTGGATAATGTTCTTGTGATGGCTTTGCTCTGCGATGCCGTCACGGAATCCAGCATGGGGAGTGCCAGGGCTTCGTCTTACTGGCTTCGCATGATGGGGGCAATCGGCTCTAAGACGATTGTTGCAAAAATGAAAAAACCGCTGTTGGGGAACAGCGGCGCAAACAAATGAAAATGCCGAACGGCACTTCGAATCCAAAAGCAGTCTAACGCATTTTTCGGCTGTTTGTCAATTTTCATTATTTTGGGCGACTACTCACAAAAGTAGTCGATTTCGGGTGCAGGGGGAACGATACTACAGTTTTTTGTTTTCCCTGCATTATTTTTAAGGAGCAACGATGGAACTGAATCAATCTGAATTCGCACGAATGTGCGGTGTGTCACCTATGGCAGTGAGCATAAATGTGAAGAACGGAAAACTGCTTAAAAACAGCAGGGGCTTTATCGACACAGACATTGAGCCTAACAATTCTTATCTTTGCCGTAAGCTCACCAAAAATCATAACAAACAAATTTCTAATTCTGGAGACTTCGATATTTTTGCGGGCTTAAACGACCAGACGGAGCTTGGTGAAAAAGTCTATTCTACCGAAGGTAAAGAAGCTGTTGCCGCTTGTAAGGCATTAATTCGATACATCGAGAAGCAGGAAGAAAACACTGCTCTTAACAATAAGCTCATAAGGAAACCTATCGACAATGCGACTTTGCATTTGCTACAGAAAATCGGAGAAACGGTTGTAAAGAGCAAAGAGTTTGATAACCAGTGGACGCACGATGCTTTGATTATGGCGATGAATCAAGAATATCGACTTCCTTATCTTCAAGCTCTAGGCAAAAGCCGGAAACAAAAAGGGCTGGTGACAATATGAGATATTCAATGGGTGGGAGCAAATGCCGTTTTCCGAATGGGAGACGGCATTTTTTTTGACTACTTTTGTAAGTAGTGCCTTAAAAAAAATTTAATTTTTTTTAATTTATAGCATAGTGTTTTGTTTTTATCTCGCTGATAATGGTTTTATGTTTGAATTGTTGATTGACAAGGTTATCGGCGAGGATGAATGGCGGGCCTGGTTCGGCGAGGAAAGTGAGTTTTCTTCGGCTGATGCGCGCAAGGCTCTTGCAGCTTTTCCTTCCGGCGAGACCGAGATGAGAATAACGATTGACTCACCCGGCGGGGATGTCTATGAGGGCATCACGATTTTCAACATTATCCGGGATTTTGCAAGAAATAATCCAGATGTAGAAATCACGACTTATGTTCAGGGAATGGCCGCAAGCATGGCCAGTGTGATTGCGCTTGCTGCATGGTCTGTGAATCCACGCAATGATGTCATTGTTGAGGACAACTCGATTTTCATGATTCACAACGCCTGGGGCATTGTGATAGGGGATGAGAACGACATGCGCGAGGGGGCTGAGTGGTTCTCTAAAGTCGATGACATGCTCCGTGCCGTTTATGTTCGGCGCAGCGGAAAAAGCGATGATGAAATCAAAGCGATGATGGACGCTGAAACATGGCTCTGGGGAGATGAGATTGTTGAGGCGGGCTTTGCTGATGCGATTATGGACAGCACGAAATCTGCTGGCGTACAGGAAGATATTGCAAACGGTTTGGTTCACTCTGTTCCAAACGACAAGAATGAGCGACTTGTCTCTGCTAAGGCAGTCTTCACTAAGAGCCAGGAGCTTATGAGAAGCGTGAGCGCAAAACGGAAAGAAAACGGCGGCGGAAAGAGCTTTAAGGCAGCTGCTATGGCTTTGGGATTTGAGGGCGGCTCGCCGTCCAAAAATGGGGCGGTAGATTCCGCTGACAATAAAAAAGGAGACGGTAGCATGAAGATTACTGTTGATGAACTGAAGAAGGACAATCCTGAGATTTACGCTCAGATTGCCCAGGACGGCGAAAAAGCTGGCGTTGCAAAAGAGCAGGGCCGGGTGAGCCGTCTTTTGGCGTTGGGTGAGAAATCTGGTGCAAAAGACTTTGCTCTTGAGTGCATCAAGAATGGCTCTGACCCTAGCGACGAGAAGGTTATTGATGCCTTCATGGATAAAGGGGCGGCGGCAAGACACATGGCAGCATGTGCAGATGATGAGAGAAACATCCCGGATGTGAACCCGCCGAAAGAAGACAAGAATGCGGATGCAAAAGCCATGAACGATGCTTTTGCTCTAGCTTTGAAGGGAGGCAGCGACTATGGGGACGATTAACGGAATCTACGAGACAAAGAACATTGAGCCTAAGACTTTGCTTTTGGGCGGAAACGAATTTGAGACAGGCGTTCTGAATGTTCCAGCAGCAGGTGTTGGTGAGACAATCAACATTCCTGACGGGGCTGTTCTTACACGCGACGGAACAAGCGGAAAGTATGTCGTAGCCGAAGACACAGACGGTGCTTTGTTCATCCTTGTTGACCACATCATCACTCCGATTACAGAGGCAGGGGATTATCCTGTTCGGGTGTGCATCAAGGGTGATGTGAACAGGGACCTTGTTACTTTGGGCGGCGCAAATCTTACGGACGCTCAGGTTGATGCTCTTCGTCAGAACGGTATCTTTGCGCTCACAACGCATGAAATTCAATAGCGACTACTTTTGTGAGTAGTTTCTGAATGACAGATAGAGGAGTTTTTAGAAAATGACTGAATGGATTAAACAGGTCTTGAAAATGTTCACCGATGCTCGAAGAAATGTCGAGCGCGGCTTTTTTGCGCAGTGGTTCAAAACCACTGATGAAGACTACACGAAGTCTGAGTATGTCGAGATTGATGTTGAGCGAACTACGAATGTGGTTGCTCCGACTTTGCGCGACTACACGACTGGGGCTGTCATCGTAAAAAGCGACAGCTGGAAAGAAAATAAATTCCGCCCGCCTTACACGGCTCTTGAGAATCCAATCAATGTGAATGAGCTTCTTAAAAAACAGCCGGGTGAGAGCGACGATGCTTCGAGAATCGGTGACTGGTTCGGAAGGCTCGCAAAGAAAGTCGTTGATTCGCTTGCACGCTATCACAGAATGATTGGATTGCAGGTTGACTTGCAGTGCGCCCAGATTATGCAGACTGGCGAGGTCGAGCTTAGGGATGACAAGGACGGCGTTACTTACAAGCTGAACTACGGCGGGGCTACAACACACTTTCCGACGGTATCAATCAGCTGGGGTACTGCGAACGCAACACCTGTCGATGACATCAACGCACTTGCTGATGTGGTCGCTGCTGACGGTCAGGTAGAGCCATCAATGCTCATCCTCGGAGACAACGCATGGAAAAATCTTTTGAAAGATTCGACTTTCCAGAGTCTTGTCAAAAAAGACGGGCTTGGGCTTGGCACTTTGCAGCCGGGGCTTCGTACAAGAGGTGGGGTTTATCACGGTTCTGTAGATTTCGGCTCACACACGCTTGAAATATGGACTTACGGCGGAACTTACTACAAGCTCGGAAGCTCTGTTCCACAGAGATATTTGGATTCTGATGCGGCGATTGTCATCGCCCGACCAGAGGATGTGGATTTCCGAACAGTCTACGGCGGAATCGTGGACGATGAAAAAGACATGGACGCACCATTTACTGAGATTGTGCCGAGGGTTGTCACTTTCGGAGACACTGGCGAGGGCACAGGGTTCATCTGCGTCCATGACCGTGTTTATCACGACAAGCAGCGCAAAACATGGACTGCTGAATCGAGTGCAAGACCTCTCTCAATTCCTGTTTCAATCGACCGCTTCGGCTGTCTTAAAACGCAGAACGCATAAGGAGAAAGACAATGGCTGACAAGAAAGAATACAAGGTTGCCCCACGGGTCGCTTTGACAACAAAGGGCGGAATCATTGACGACGGCACTGTCGTCACAGCCGAAAACTTTGCGAGCGAAACTGTTTTTAACGAGCTTGTGAAGAAAGGCAAAATCGTCACTTCTGAGGATTACATCAAGAAGGTCGATGAGCTTAACAATCCTGAGAAGGCTGCTGAGAACGCAAAGAAAGCTGCTGAAGCTGAGGCAAAGAAAAAAGCCGAGGAAGAAGCAAAGAAAGCTGCTCAGAATGGCAATAACGGCGGGAACAAGTAATTGAACCTGCGGGAGCTTGCCAAGAAGGATGCGGCTTTGACCATTGAGGGCGAGCAGGCCGGAAACACGCTCTGCACGCTCTCCAGCCCGGACGGAAACGCCTGGCTGGTCAAGATGATTCTTTCGGACATCGGCTACGAGCTTGATACCGACGGAAACAAGGTCATCGGCCGCACCTGCTGGGCCACATACATAGCCGACCGGGTGAAGGACGAGAACGAGAATATTCTTACCCCACGGAAAGGCTGGCGGCTTAACTGGATTGACATCGAGGGCAAAGAGCAGAAGATGTTCGTCCGGTTCTGTGAGCCTGACAAGACAATCGGCTGGAACCGCCTTTTTATGGCCGTGCAACTGGAGAAGACCAATGAGTGACGAATTCAAGCCGGCTTACGATACGCTCCAGAGGGAGCCTGACAACATCGAGATTATCCGAGACCAGATTGCGGCCCTGCTTGCGCTGGACTTGGAACATCAGTATGAGCTTGCGGTTGAGGATAATGACCCGAACGCAAAAGATTACGATGTTGATGTGTTCGTTGAAAGCGATGATCCGCTTCAGTATCTGGATGATGATAGCGAGGATTCAAATCCTTTTCCGTGCGTGAATGTCTCGCTTGACTCTTCTGACGGTGACGGCGGAACTGCGAGCGTGAACAAACAGACGATGACAGCCCAGTTCTTCATCGACTGCTATGCGACTGGAAACACTAGCAGCACGGCGGACTTCGGCACAAAAGCAAGCCTGAAAGCATGGAAGACGGCACGGCTCGTGAGGCGGATTCTTAGGGCTGAGACAAACACTTACCTTCGGCTCAGGGGAGTCGTTGGAAAAGTGAGCTTTAAGTTCCAGTCGGGTGAGCCTAACAGCGTGCAATCGGCTATCCGCGTGAAGATGGTGAGAATCACTCTGAGCGTGGATTATGTCGAGGATGTCGAAATCTCGGAAGGCGTGGTTGACTGGGAAATTATGGGAATAATCACTGATGAAAAAGGCAGGATTATTATTCAATAGCGACTACTCACAAAAGTAGTTCAAAAAAGGAGATTTAGCGATGGGTGTTCCTGAAAGCTGGGTGAGCCGAATCACTGGTATCACCGTTACACCTAAGAATTTTAATGTGGGCAAGGCTCAGATGCTCCCCCAGCAGCTCGTTATCATCGGGCAGGGGAACGACGATGTGCTTTACTCTCTTGAAAAATACGAATGTGAGGGAAGTGCCGCCGCCGTGGGTGAGAGATTCGGTTATGGCAGCCCGCTACATCTTGTGGCGAAACAGCTTTTTCCGTCTTCGGGTGCGATGGCGACTTTCCCTGTTTATATCTGCCCGGTCAAGAAAGCTGCATCTGGCTTTACGGCCGCAATCGGTTCTGTCCTTGTGACAGGAACTTCGGCAACAGCTAACGCTTCATGCGTTCTTTGCATTGGCGGAATTGATGTTCAGATTGCAGTTACAAAAGGTCGGACTTCGGCTCAGGTAATGGCTGACATCGTTACGGCCGTCAATGCAGTTCTTGAGCGGCCAGTCACAGCAGCCGTTGAATCAGGAAGCGTTAAGCTCACCGCACGATGGAGCGGTACTTTGGGCAACAGAATCTCTCTCTCATGGAGCGGGGATGTTCCTGGCCTTACGGTTGCGTTGACAGATTTTGCTGATGGTGCGGGCGTTCCTGCCATTGATGACGCTCTCAGCGCAATCGGCTCAAATCTTTGGGCAACTTTCATTCTCAATACTTTCGACTACAAAAATGCGGACGGCTCTGAGTCGTCTTTGCTCGATAAATACTTTGACTTCGCGGACGGACGATGGAGCTGGCTTGAAAAGAAGCCTTGTTATGTTGCTCACGGCTGCACTGACTCATACACTGTGCGAACGGCAATCACTGACAATAGAAAAAGCGACTACGCTAACTTCTTGTGCGTGAGCGTTGGAAGCCCGGAGCTTCCTTTCGTTGTTGCCGCAAAGTGGCTCATGGATATTCTCACCACGGCCGATTCAAACCCACCACAGGGCTACACTGGCAATCTTACTGGATTGAAGCGAGGCGCAGATTCCGCTCAGGAAAACGAGACTGTTCGCAATCAATCCGTCAAAAAAGGAAGCAGCACGAACATCACCGATGGCAGCGTTGCGGCAATCAACGATGTCGTTTCGTTCTATCACCCGGACGGCGAGGGAAACTTCCCGGCACGAAGATATATCGTGGACGGCGTAAAGCTGATGAACATCGTGTACAATTTGCGGCTTATCACTGAGGCCCCGGATGTTAAGGCATCGCCTCTTCTGCCAGAAGACCAGCCGACAAGCAATCCGACGGCCAAGACAACTAAGGATTTCAAGACCTGGTTCGCAAACCTTGCGGTTTCGCTCGGTGACAATGCGATTATCAGCGATGTTGATTTCACAATCAAAAACATGACGGTCAAGATTGACAGCGCGAACAGCAAGCGGGTCAATTACAAGTTCCCGACAAAGGTAAGCGGAAACATTGAGATTGTGGACGGCGAAGTGCTGTTCGGTCAGTATGTGGGAGCGTAGGAGGTAGAAGATGGCAAAAGCTGGTGGCGCACTTGAAAGCATCGTAATTGACGGAAGACGGTTCACATGCGATGCGGCGGACGAACCGAAATTCAAACTTCCTGGCTTTGAGAATGAGGTCGTGCCTAACGCAGACGGAACTTTCCGACAGAAAAAAACAAGGGTCGTTGGAACAATCACCGACATCAACATCGTAACCGATGACAGCCGAGGGGATGAGCAGTTCATTGAAGAAGCTGCTGCAAAACTCGACTTCCTTGCAATCTCTGCGACGAAGATTGACGGTACTCTTGTGAGTGGAAACATGCAGATTACTGATGAGAAGGTTCTGGACGGCAAGGCAAACACGATGGCGATTTCCCTTGCGGGCGACTGGAAGTATCTTTAATTTTTGGCGGGGAATTCCCGCCAATATTCATTGAATGGAGCAGACAAATGGAAAATGAGAACAAAACCGAGATAAGCGAAGAGCTTGCGATGAAAGATTTGGAGCGATGGGCAGAAGAGAATGACATCGACCTTTATGTGACCACGAAGGACGGTGATAAGCTACTTGATGCCACAGCCCCCAAGCTGATAAAGGCAATCCAAAGAGGCTCTCTCGTTCTCAATGATGAGTGCGAGTTTGAGTACACGATAAGCAAGAAAAGCCCCCAGGGGTTCGCCGGGGAAAAAATTGTTTTGAGAACTCCGACTAGCGCGGCTTACATGGCGATGGACTCTTTCAAGGAACAGCAGAGCGTACATAAAACTCTGGCACTTCTGAGCGCGATGACAGGCAAGGATGTTAGCTGGTTTGCAAAGCTCAGCAACATTGATTACAAGATTCTGAACTTCATAACAAGTTTTTTTATAGCGGGCTAACCGTTGAGGTTGCCCTTAATGGCCGGAGACAGCGCGTGAACGCATGGGACGGAGTGCCCTTGATGATTCGGGAAATCTACCAGAATTATCATCTGCCTATGATGCCCCAGAGCCTCACGCTTTCGGACATACGGTTCTGGTATGATCCGCTGATTCCAAGCCTAATTGAGATGCAGAAAACAAGGGAGAAATAGAATGTGGGAGTCGCTTGCAAAAATTTTTACATCTTCTCATTCCTTAGAGGTGCTTTTGTTTTTGGTCATAATCATTTTCATGATTATGTTTTTTTCCGGCAAAGGCTGGTTTCGGTTTAAGGGACAAAAGTTGCAGATAGGTTCTGATGAGAGGGAAAGAAACATTATAAGGCAGCAGGTAGAGACGGCTCATATTTTCCTCATGTCGCTAGAACCTAAAATTGAAGAGCTTGGCAAGGAAGATTACGACAGCTACCTTACAAAGTATTGCCTTGAGCGGGCCTTTGACGAGGTTGTGAACTGGATAACTTTCAATCACATTTCCAATGAAGAGCATTATGTCAGCAACAAGCAGCTGAAACTGACAAGCCTGATGTACAGCCTCGGAATCAAGGAGCAGTACAGGACACCTGAATTCAAAGACAGGATGGACAGATGGATTAAGGAGCTGATTCAAAGCCTTGTGGAAATCCGCAGGGCTTACAGCTAAAAATAATGTTGAAAACTTGTGGAAAACCGTGGAGAGATTATGACTGAGGAAGTAAAAGAAAGCGGGCAGGCGGATGATGAAAAATCCCTGACCGCAAAAAAAATAAGCAAGATTTTCAAGTTTGTTTCTGCGTTCGGGATTGTCTTGTGCGCGGTACTGAAATGGCTTGGAGTCATGCCGTCGGCAACTATCGGGGAAATCTGCATGGTCTGGGCCGTGGTCTACGGCCTTGGCGCGGGCACGATTGACCTGAACATTATGTTTGACAAGTTCGTGGGGGCTAAATGAAGGTCATGTTCTTCGTGATTATCGCCCTTGGGGGCGCGTCTTTTTGCCTGCTGATGGTTCTCAAGCACTTAAAAGCAGGGGTAAAGCTGCTCAAATGCCAGCTGGAAGCGTCGGAAAAGGAAAAATCGGCTTATGCCCGGCAGGTGCAGAGGCTGACGAGCGCGGGCGAGATTACGGCGGAGGTTAGGAAAAAGGCTGATGAAAAGAATGCGAAACTTCATTCTGGGGATGCTGTTGACAACGCTATTAAGCAGCTGTCAAAGTCCAAAAATTGAGTATGTGGAAAAGACGGTTGTGCCGCCGCTTTCTTTTCCTGTTTTTCCTAAGCCGTCGGAATGGGCGACAAGGGACAAAGCGAATCGGTCTGTGACTGTTTCCGAAGATTGGTATGTTCAGATAGCGGAGTTCGAGAATGATTATCGCGGGCTTCTGGAAGAATACGAGAGAAAAAAGGCTCTCTTTGGGAGCGAGGAGAATAGAAAATGAGCAAAAAGATGTTCAATTTGGTCGTGGGCGTGACTGGTGGCGTAGCAGCCATCGCTTCGGCGTTTGTCACTTACTTGCAGCCGGCTTATGCGGTTCAGATTGTTGCGTCTATCGGGATTGGCTCGACTGCGGTGGCAGAAATCTGCTCGCTGTTCGTCAAGACTGAGTAGTAGGAGACAGAAATGACTTTGACGCAATTCATCAAGAAATACCTTGGCTCTAAGGTCGATTTTGACGGCCAATTCGGGGCGCAGTGCGTGGACCTGTACCGTCTGTATCTCAGGGACGTGCTTGATGTTCCGCAGACTCCGGGCGTGGATGGGGCCAAGGACATCATCGACAATCCCGGAACGCTCAAAGTCACTAGGGATTCCGCCCTTGCCGACTACTCGCGCGGGGATGTCCTTATCTGGGGAGCGACAAGCTCGAACAAATACGGACATGTGGCGATTCTTGTTTCCGTGTACAACACGAAATATTTTGTCGTTCTGGAGCAGGACGGATTCAAACAGGACGGCGTGAAGCTGGCTTTCAGAAGCCGCGAGAATCTTTTGGGCTGCCTGTATAGGGCATAGGGGGCATTTATGGCGATTGAGATTGTGGGAACGAGAAACAACGGGGCAAGGCTTGCGCTTGCGTGTCTTTCAGGAGACAAGGAAGATTTGCTTGGCTGGGCTGTCAAACATTCTCTTTGGACGGGAAGCACGGCATACTGCATGGACACGGGCGAATCTCTTGTCTATGACAGCGTGAGCGTGGCTTGGTGGCCGATGGCAAGCGGTGGCGGCGGTGGCGGAGATGTTTCTGTCGAGTCGAACAAAGAGGTCTCAATCACAAAGCAGGATGCGACCGAGGTCATGCCGTCGGCAGGGTACAATGCCATGGCGAAGGTGACGGCAACGCCTGTCTTGCAGGAAAAGACTGCCGCATCAAACGGTGATATTGAGCCTGACGCTGGATATGCGGGTTTGAAGAAAGTGACGGTCGCCGTTCCAGCAGCCCCCGAAGGACAGACGAAGGACATACGCATCACGCAGAACGGCGTTTCCTCAGTGTCGCCCGACGGCGGTTTTGTGCTTAATCAGGTGAACATAACAACGGATGTCGCTCCGAACCTCCAGAACAAGACGCTCACGGAAAACGGACGGTATACGGCCGATGACGGCTATGACGGCTTGGGCGAGGTGACGGTTGATGTCGCGGGCGGCGGCAGTCTTGAGACGAACAAGGAAGTGACGCTCACTGAGAACGGAACGGCAGAGATAACTCCCACGACAGCCACGGAAACCTGCTGGTCGGACGGGGAGCATCGTTACAACGCCGACGGGTCTGTGTCCCAGTCTTCGCTTCCATCCGGTGAGGTGGAATCGCAGGAAAAGATTGGCAGCATCTATCCGTCTAACGGCGTGAACTACACTAAAGAATGGGACAGCCTGTATTTGTATTACTTCCAGATTGAGGATGCCGCCACGCATGAGACGCTTGCGCTTCCTGCGAACGCGAAGAAGTCCAGCCGCATTGGGGCGAATGCCATTTCTGGCGGCGAAGAGCAGTATGACATGGATGTTGAGAACGGTTACACGATTGCCTGCTATAACGGCGTTCTTTACCTGAAAAACGGCGACGACTATTATTTTAACTTTGATTTCAGCATATCGAGCTGGAGTGATATGTATTATGCGTTCTTCAACGTGGGTATCGGCGGCACGAAGGTGACCGATGCCGCGCTGATAGCCGCTCTCAACGCAGTCACATTCGCCACATCTATAAAACTGTATTCGCTCTATGGCGATTGTTTTTACCCGGTCACAGGATTCACGCAGTCCTCCATCGAATACGACAGCGATGAGGACGCTGCCGGGTCTATCTGGGAGTACGGCGACACGAACAATCAGTATCCTTGCATCGTGCGTTACGACAAGATAGGCACGTTCCTTTTCCTTAACGAGGCTCAGCCGACGGATATATACTATGCCACCTATAAGGGAATCAGAATGTACGACGGCATGGAGAAGGTGACGGTAACGGTAGCGATTCCTCTGGAAGAGAACAAGGCGGTGAGTCTGACCGCTCCGGGGGAGACAGAGATAACACCTACAAGCGGGAACGCCGGCATGGAGAAGGTGACGGTCACGCCCGTGCTTCAGGACAAGACGATAACCGAGAACGGCACATATTCCGCTGACTCGGGGAATGCCGGACTTGGGGAGGTGACGGTTGCTGTGCCGACTAAGCTCTTTGGCTACGGATGGAACGGAAGCGCATTGCTTTCTGACGCGGTTATCGCAGAAAGCGGACAGTACAAGGTTCTTGACGGTCAACTTGTTTTGCAGAATGCGGCTGTGGTGATGACACGGGCGTTTGTAAGCGATGACCCCGCTCCGCAAACAAATGTTAAAGGTGTATATCCCGCCGGGGTATTTAACAATGAATTTTATGGTAATGATACAAGCAAGATATACAAGACTTCTGACGGCATCACTTGGACGGAAGTGTTTTCTGACTATAGAAGCATTGCGGTCTGGGGCGGAAAACTCTTTGCGGCTGAGAAAAACGGTTATGGAATATATATGTCAGCAGACGGGGCTTCATGGACAAGAATATTTACAAGCACCAAACAAGGCGCAAAACTAACTGTAGTGGGCAAGAATGACAACGAATTCCTGATTATGATTGACCCTTATAGTATGCTGGATTCGCAGGCGCAAATTTTACGGACGGCAGATGGCGGAAGCACATGTGTTGATGTGACACCCGTTTTATCTGGTATAAATGGTGGAACAAACAGTCTCGCATACACTGACGGGGTATATGTATATGCCGGTGGTACGGGCAACACCGGCTCCGTACAATGTTATAGTACTGATGATGGCGATACATGGACAAAAATGAATAGTTTTGCAAATGTGGGAGTAGTCAGCGTTGCGGGACAAATCTATATTGTCGGATTCAACGAATATACAGGCGCAAGTAAATATTTGAGATATTTTGACAAAACAACAGACAGTTTTAAAAACTGCACCATAACGCTAGACAGCGGAAGCGTCCAAGCTGTGTACGGTGTGGCGGAATTGAACGGCAGCGTGTATTGTCTTTGCAAGCCGGCGACCAATGTGATTGCCGTTTGCGAACTAACATCCGCTTTTACATTTGTCGAGGTCGCACGGTACGCGGGCATCAGTTTAAATCTTAATGAAGAAAGAAATACAGCGGGAATAGGGAATTCTCTGTATACAGGCATGGGCAACAGTTCTAATAGCGGGGTTTTGTTCACGCAGGGGAGTCTATTTGCCGCAACCATTGGCGCGGACACCTATCCGCTCGTGCGGGACAGCGCGAAGGACGTGGAGTTCTGAGGCGGCGTAGATGGGAATGTTGCTTGACGACCCGGACAAAATCGCGGGCATGGATATGCGGGCTTATTATGAGACTCAGTTGAAAAATGACCAGCTGCTTCTGAATCAGGTGGACAGGGCTATCCTTGTCCTTATGAAGCGGGTTCAGACTTCCGAGGGCACGGGCGAATACACGATAGACACGGGGCAGGACAGGCAGACCGTGAAACCGGCAGACCTGCCTTATCTCAACCAGTGGAAAAAAACGCTGCTTGACGAGATTGCGCGGCTCTCGAATGCCCTTTACGGCGCGTCTAGGTGGAGTCAGGTTGTTCCGGGGTACTAAGATGAGCGAAAAAAGCATTTCAAATTATGGCAATTTTCTCAAAGATATGACCGTCAAGGCCCTGGCAGATTATTTCGGCGGGGATTACTGGGACGGCTCTAAGTTTTTCGGTTCTTTGGGGCCGGTGAGTCAGTGGACTTTCGTTGACTATTGGCGGCTCAGAAGAAGGTCGATGCAGCTTTTCCGGACGAACATCTATGCTAAGGGCGTTATCCGCCGCCTTGTGTGGAACGAGATTCACACTGGGATTGTCGCAACTCCGACTCCGACAGGCGCGGTGCTTTTCCCGAACCTGGGCGAGGTGGAGCGTGAAGAGAAGGCTGTTGAGTGGGGCGAGCGGATTGCAACTCAGTTTGACCTTTACTCAAATACCCCGGCCGTATTCGACTGGGGAAAGAAAGAGACTTTCGGAGCTTTTCAGGAGCGTGTGCGCTTCGAGTCGCTTATTTCGGGCGACGGCATAATCATTTCAAGACTTGATCAGAATACTGGACTTCCACGCTGGCAGTGGGTGAACGGAGACCATGTTAGGACTCCTGACAGCCCGAATCTGCGTGAGGGGCATTACATAAAGCATGGCGTTGAGTTTGACCGCTGGGGTAAAAGGGTCGCTTTTTATGTTCAGAGCGATGTGAACGGCGTTTTTGAGTACGAAAGAATCCCTGTGAGGGGCGAGAAGAGCGGAAGGCTCATCAGCTGGATGGTGTATGGCAGCGAGCATTTTGTTGACGATGTTCGTGGCGAGCCGTTTCTTTCGGACTCAATCTACATGCTCAAAGACCTTGACCGCACAAGAGATGCTGAGGTTCGTGCGAGCCTCGTAAATGCGATGATTCCGCTTTTTTTGGAAGAAGAGCCGAATCATATTTCTATTGCACGGCCTAGCGATTTGGCGAGGGCTGGGGCTGTTCCAGGCGGAGCAGTGCCGAACGGAGCGATTGGTGCAGCCCCTCTTCCGCCTGCACCAGACGGAATCATGCCGATGGGCTATCCGCCTGTGGTCACGCCGCCTACAAATCAGATTGACATTATGAATCCTGGAACCGTGTACAAGGCCCCTAACGGCGGAAAAATCACGAGCTTCCAAACTAACCGCCCGAATGTGAACTATGCGACTTTCGAGAAGTCGATTATCGCTGTTTTAGCATGGAGTCACGGTTTGCCGCCCGAAGTCCTTATGCTGGAGTTCGGCAATAACTATTCAGCCAGCCGACAAGCTAACAATGAATTTGAGGTTTATCTTTCTAGGTTCGTGAAGAAGTTCGCTAACGAGGTGACTCAGCCGATGTACAATTCTTGGCTCAGTCAGCTTGCTTTGAGCGGGCAGATTGACTTGCCGGGCTTTGCGAGGGCTTGGAACAATCCTGAGCAGTGGCGGATTGTGAGCGCATGGATGCAGTGTACCTGGACCGGTTTGAACCGTCCGAGCGTTGACAGGAACAAGGAAGCTGCCGCAAGCGAAAAACTTCTTGATAACGGTCTTACAACTTATGATTTGGAAGCCCGAAGACATTCTGGCCTTAGCTTCATGCAGGTAATGCAGACCCAGAAGCGGGAACGGGAGCTTATGAAGCGGATGGAGTTTGTGCCGCATACGCTGGAGAACAACAACGGCGAAGCTGCTTATTCTGATGACGATGTTGCGTTGGAGCAGAAAGTGCAGGATATGATTGAGGCGAACATCGCCAACTACTTACAAAAGTAGGGAGGATTAGTAATGGCAAAAAAATACAAGGTCGCGACCGAATTCAGCATTGTAGACAGGGCTACGGCTGCTCTCAATAAAATGGGGGCGGCCGGTAATGTCGTTGGCGGTGTCTGGGCTAAAAGTATGGCTTCGGCTCAGGCCAGGGTGGATGCGTTCGGAAAAAGCGTTGCGGGTGCTGCGAAACTTGCCGTGGGGCTTGGCGTTGGTGCGGTTTCGGCTGGTATTGTCGCTGCCACTAAGCAATATGCGGATTTTGACCAGGCTGTACGAGCGGCAGGGGCAGCTTATGGTCCGGCTTTTTCTCAGGCAGCTGATTTCGAGGAAAAAATCACAGGAATGGGCAAGGCTGTTCGTGCTGTTGCAGCTGCGACAGAATTTGATGCGACTCAATCTGCTAACGCCTTGAAAACGCTTGCTCTTGCTGGTGTTCAGAGCGAACAGGCTGTGGCTCTTTTGCCTGGCGTGGCTAATCTTGCGACTGCGGCGATGACAAGCATGGAAGATGCGGTTGCGCTTGCTGTGGGAAGCCTGAACACTATGGGGATGATGAGCGATGTGCCAGAGGTTCTTGCGGGAAACATGACCCGACTTTCTGATGTTATGGCACATACCGCAAACAGCGCATACATGAGCTTGCAGGATGTAAGTGCGGCCATCAGTCAAGGTGGCAGCTTCTTTAGGACTGCGAACAATGATTTGAATGTTCTGAGCGGCAGCCTTACGGCTCTTGCCGCCAATTCTATACGAGGGGCGGAGGCGGGTGTTGCTTTGCGCAACATTATGACGAATCTTTCGGCTCCGACTTCAAGTGCGGAAAAAGCACTTAAAAAGATGCAGATACAGACTAAGGATGCTGCGGGTAATATGCTCCCCCTGCCTAAGATTATTGGTCAATTCAGCAAGGCGATGGCAGGAATGGGTGATGCGGAGAGAAATGCGAATCTGTACGCAATCTTTGGAAAACAAAATATTGCTGCTGTGACGGCTTTGCTTAATACAGGCCAGGATGCTTTGGAGAATTATGCGGTGGCGGCTGCAAACAGTGCCGGAACGACGGCGGCAAATGCGGAGGCATTGCGTGGTTCGCTCGTCAATAAATTCAAGGTTCTTGGTTCGGCTCTCACGGAATTGGGCTTTAAGTTCGTGGATGCGTTCGCTGTAAAGGGCGGAAACGCAATTGAGATGCTGACAAAAGCTATCAGCGAGTTTGATCCGACTCCGTTGGTCAATGCTCTTGTTAGTTTGGTTGATGTTGTCAGCAAAGTTGTGAAAGCTGCGTGGGCTATGCGTAATGTCATCATGTTTGCGGCTGGGGCTGTTCTTTTTTACAGAACTGCTATGAATGTGACTGTCGTTGCGATGAAGATTTGGAAGATAGCAACTACGATTTTAACCGGGGCACAACTTGCTTATGGCATTGTTATAAAGGGTTCGGCCGCTGCGACAAGTGCATACACATTTGCTTCAAAAAGTGCAAAAATTGCTACGCTTGCTTTTAGCGGAGTTCTTAAAATTGCTACTGCTGCTCAGGCATTGTTCAATGCCGTTATGAGTATGAATCCTATTGCGCTTGTTGTCACGGCGATTATCGCTCTTATCGGCATAATTCTAGTACTCACCAACAAATGGAAAACTGTTACCGATGCCGTGGATGGATTTTTCAAGAAGATTCATGACATGAAGGGAATCGGCGGCGTGATTCTTACCTTTCTAGTTACCCCGTTTGAAATGGTATGGAAGGTTGTTCGAAGCGTTTTTGATATTTTTGCGGCTTTTAAGGCGGGCGGATTCATCAACGGTCTTAAAATGATTGGTCTTGCTATCTTGCAGTTCCTTGTTACTCCGTTGCAGGGAGTTCTGGAGACTCTTTCTTTTTTGCCGTTCATAGGCGAAATAAATGACAAGATGAAGAACTGGTTCGAGACCACGCGGGCAAGTTTGCTGGCGGGTGAAACTACGGAAAGTGAAGAAGAAGAGGATTCGGCGAAGAGCGAAGCTGCGACTGCGGTTCCTACCAGAACGGCTGCTGCTGCAACCAGCTACTCACGAGAGGAAAGTTTCACCACCAACAGGGTTGAAATTGGGCTTGATGAGGGGCTGAGCGTGAAGAACGGTGCGATGGAAGCCCCAGCGTTCACGCTTTACACAGGGAGAAGATAAATGTCATGGAACGATGAGATAGGTGAAGCTGCTTATACTTCTCCGAGCGGGAAGCGGATGACTTTCAATTATGACTCAGGTCTGGAGCGAAAGACTACGCTCAAAACGGCCGAAAATGTTTTCCCGGATGTTGACGGTGCGGAGATTCAGTCTCTTGGTCTTGGCGGAAAGAAATTCCCGATGACGGCTATTTTTTCGGGTGCTGATTGTCTCAAACAGGCTGATGATTTTGAGGCTTTGCTTTGCGAGCGTGGATATGGAATCTTGGAGCATCCGATTTATGGAAAATACAATGTCGTTCCAACTGGTGAGATCGGGCGGAGCGACAATCTTGTTTCTGGCCTGAACGAATCGAGCGTAAAAGTCACTTTTTCTGAGACGATTACGGCTACGGCTTTTCCAGAGAGCGATGTCGCCTCGGAGGATACTTTGGCTTCTGCTGCTGATGGCTACGAGGATGCGGCTTCGTCTTCTTTCTCTGAGCTGGTTGAAACTGGCAGCATTGACGATAAATTACAGCTGCAATCTGTGCTTAAAATGCAGGCGGATTCCCTTTATAAGGGGATTTCCAATATGGTAAAAAAGGCCGGGGATAAGGCCGAGGAACTTCAACAAAAAGTCCAGACTTATAAGAATAATGTGACAGGCTGGATCAATAAGGTTGACCAGCTTGCGGAAAACGCTCAGAACATTGCCACGGTTCTGATAAAAACGGCACGTCTTCCTAGCGAGATTGCAATAAGTGCCCTTGCAAAAATCGAAGGTTATTCAAGCATCATAAAGGATATGATCAACAACGTGAAGAAAGACCCCCTGGGGCTGAAAGCGGTGAGGAATCAGTATGCCGCGACAAGCACGATGGTGGGTGCTTTGGTTGCTGCGATGGGATTTGGCGTTGCAAAGACGGCTTCTAGCGCAAGCATGGGGAGCGTTTCTTCTTCTACAGGCTCTGTGACAAGCGGCTCATCTGGCTCTGCTGGGGCTTCTTCTGGCGGAATTTCTGGCGGTAATGGCGGGGCTGTTTCACCTAATGCTGCGAACGTTGAATCAGGTGGATTTCAGAACCGTTCGGCGGTGCTTAATGCGGCTGATTTGATTGCTGAGCAATTTGAGGTCTATAAGGAATATGTTGACTCACAGATAGAAAAGGATGCTTTCGTTGACACAGGCGAGGGCTATTCTGCATTGTTGGAAACGATTGTGAGCGCGGTCAAGGTGCTGGAGACGGTTTCGTTCGATCTGCCAGTTACAAGAATTTTGAAGCTTGACAGAGACAGGCAGGTTTTGGAGCTTCTTTGCGAGCTTTATGGGGAAGCTGGATTTGACCGGCTTGACCAGTTCATAGCAGACAACGAGCTTACGGCTGACGAAATTGTTTTGCTCCCGATGGGGCGGGAGGTTCGCTATTATGGCTAAGACTCACAAGGTTCAGCCGGGTGAAACGCTCAACAGAATCGCCACTAAATATTACGGAAACCCCGCCCAGTGGAATTCAATCGTAAAGGCTAATCCACAGCTTTCGGGAAGAAAGACCGTGCTTGATGGCAGCCCTGTCATTTATCCTGGCGACGTGCTTATTATCCCGAATGTTTCTGACGGAGCTTTGACAAAGGCGAAGGAATCCGTGAAACTCGATAAAAATGCCCCCCAGGATCTGGGATTGAAAGGGCTTGGCCAATATTACACAGGCTTCACCGGCTTTACTTTGGTTCGTTCTGTCTCCGGGACGGACGGTTTTTCTTTCTCTTCGGTCTGGAATGAAAATAGCGCGGATTTAAGGAACGCATTCCGGCCTTTTTCTTATCCGACATTCGACGTTTATTTTGACGATGATTTGGTCTTCACTGGCAAGGCTTTGCCACCGACTCCGAGCGTGCAGCCTGCTTCTCAGACGATAAATGTTCAGGGGTATCCACTTTGCGGCGTTCTCGTGGACTCGTGTCTTCCACCGTCGCTTTTCCCAGCCGAGTACAGCGGGCTTGATTTGAAGCAGATTGCGGAGACTGTGTGCGAGCCTTTTGGAATCGGTGTCGTTGTGCAGGGAAGCGTTGGCTCTGCGTTCGAGAAGGTTGATGTAGGGCTTGACGACAAGATTTGGGATTTTCTCTCGAAGCTTGCTGAGCAGAGAAATATGTTTTTGACGAATACAGTTGATGGAAACCTGTTGATTTATCGCCCGAAGGTCGAGGCTGTTTCCGCGACTTTCAAGCAGGGAGAGGTTCCTTTTATCTCATGTGCGCCGGAATTTGACGGCCAGAAGATGTACAGCCATATAACCGGCTACACGAAAACAAGCAAGACCGCGGACTCTCAGAAATATACTTATGAGAATAAATTGCTCATAAACAAGGGCGTTCTACGATGCTGGGGAAAGCAAATTGATGATGCCGTTGAGGGGACTCTTGAAGAATCCGTTAAGGCTCTTGCGGGGAAAATGTTCGCTCAGTGCGTAAAATACAAGCTCACGGTAAGCGGGCATAGGGACAAGAACGGCAGAGTTTACCGTGAGAATATGGCTGTAAGCGTGAAGGCCCCCGGAGCTGAGATTTACAGGGAGACAAAGCTATTGGCAGATGAGGTGACTTTGACTCGTGACGACAGGGGCGGGGAGCAGACAACTTTTACGCTTGTCCTTCCTGAGAGCAGGACTGGCACATTGCCGGAGGTATTTCCGTGGGAAGAATAGCTAGATTGATTAAGACTGAGATTGAGAAATTCATCGTCCAGACGGTGGAGATGTACTTCGGCGCGAATGTGACGGCTGAGACTTTTGCTCCAAGCGGGGATGACTCGCCGCCTTTGCCTGACGACAGGATTGTGCTTGTTCAGACGGCCGGCACGAACAATTTTGTGGCCGTGGGCGTTCTTTCTGTCTCGCAGGGAGCGAAGCCTGGCGAGAAGATTCTTTATTCGAGAAATGAAAACGGCAAGGTGAAGGCTGCCATTAAGCTTTTGAATGATGGAAAGATAGAGATGGTAAGCCCTGCCGATTTTTCTTTTTCGGTTGAGGGTGACATAAAGGTTTCGGGGAAGGGAGATGCTTCTATCATGCTAGAAAGCGGCAAGATGGAAGTAGGAAACTCAACGGCAACGCTTGGGGCTATGGTGAGCGACCTTCTTGACGCGCTTTCGGACTCTGCCCCTGTGACTTATGGAAGCCCGGGTAGCCACAGTTTTTTGCCGAGCTTTACGGCGAAGATTTCTGCGATAAAGGCAAAATGGGGGCAAGTGTTCGAATGAGTCTTAAACAGTCTGATTTGGAAGATGATTTGAAAGAAGCTTTCGCGACGATGCAGAATGACGCGGACTTTGCGCGCCTTGTCTCTGCTGCTGTCGCTCGCTACGCGGAAAGCGGGGATATTTCGACGACTGACGCGGGGCAAGTCTCGGCGGGAACTTTCTCAGGCAGCGGTACTGGGAAAATCAGCGTTGACAGCTCGGTTTGCGAGGGGATTCTTGTTTCTGCGACCGATTCCATGAAAATCATGACTTCTGGTGGTGACGCTCTTTTGGCGGGTCAGCTTGCGGCAGGAATCGATGCGATGATTGCAGCTGGAACGGTTACGACCGAGGTGAGCGGAACGGCGACACCGCCGCCACCAGCAAGCCCTGTTCCTGTCTCTGGAAGTGCGACTGGTACTTTTACAGGAAATCCGGCTCTTATTCAGGGTGTTATGGCGGGGGCTTTTCCTGTGATGGTGGGAATGGTTGAGGGCGGAAACGACTTCTTTGCCGTTCAGCTCGCTACTTGCGTGACCTCGTACCTGAACGCGGGCACTATATCAACTAACGGAACAGAGGCTGTTGCTGGAAGCGTAGGCAGCGGAACTGGAATTATGTAGGACTACTTTTGTAAGTAGTAAGGATTTTTATGGCTGATGACAAAAATGATTTTATGGGCGATGTGCTTCTAATCTCTGCCAACGACGGCGGGGATATTGTCGTTGAGGACGGCCTTGTGAAAGATTGCAGGAACTTTGACACGGCGGTTTATCTCTCGCTTTTTGGCGGAAACAAGGACGATTTGAATGCACGTCCAAAAGAAACCTGGTGGGGCAACCTCGTTCCTGGCACACAAAGAGACGGATGGATGCACAGCGAGTTTGGGGCGACGGTAGCAGCTTTGCCGCTTACGAGCGGGAATCTGCGTAAGGCTGGCGATGCGGCTGGCCGAGACTTGGACTGGATCAAGAGCGATGCGGGGGCTGACAGCGTTTCTGCCTTGCTTTCTTCGGCAAGCACAAACCGTGTGAGGCTGAGCGTTGAGGTGATGCAGGATAAGCAGAAAGCTGGCGGCGGCATGTATGATATTCAATGGCAGGAGGCTTTGCACTAATGGCTTACGAAAACAAGACGGTTGATTATGTATACAATCTCTTAATCAATTCATTTCAGGAAAAATTCAATAATAAGCTCAGGCTGCTTCCTAAGAGTTTTATCGTGGTACTCTCGAAAGTAGTTGCGGGCATATTCGTGATTCTTTACAAGCTTGCAGGTTGGAATTTCTTACAGATGTTCCCGGACACTGCGAGCTTTGAGACCGTGAACGTTCTAGGGCATCAGATAAATCCTCTTGTGCAGCTCGGCATTCAGTTCGGGGTTGGGGAACCTGCAAAGGGAACGGCATGGGAAGGCACGATTCGCGTGACGGCGGTGGCAAAAGGCAAGGTTCTGACGCTCGGAACTCAGCTCAAAAGTGATTTGACAGGCCTATTATACAATGTTTCTGCTAATACCGGGATTGAAGATGATACGGTCGAAGTTCCTGTTTATTGCGTTCAGTCGGGGCTTGGCGGAAACCTGAACGTCTCCGATACTCTTAAATTTGTATCCCCTCTGGGCTTCGTTGAGCAGGCGGCCGTTGTGCTTGAAACCACACATGCCGGAACCGACGATGAGACGGAGGAGCATTACAGGAACAGGGTAAAGGCAGGCTACGGCCCGCAGCCACAGGGAGGCTCACTGAATGATTACAGGACTTGGGGGCTGGAAGTTCCTGGTGTCCTTCAAATCTATCCTTATGGTGACAAGGAGCATCCGGCTGGCGTTCTTCTTTATGTCGCCGCTGACAGCGAGATTTATCCTGACCGAATCCCTGACAGGGGATTGTGCAAGGCTGTCGGTGAAGCTTGTACTTACGACCCGGATACAGGAAGAGCAAACAGAAAACCTTTGACGGCGGTACTTGATCCTGATTTCAACGAGACTTACAGCAACGTCCGTGCAGTTTCCATCAAAGTCTTTGATGTCTATATAACTGGAATGACAGGTGCAATATTTGCGGACTTCGGCTCGTCTCTGAAAAATGAGCTTGATTTGTATTTTCTGAACAGGCAGCCTTATATCCGTGGTTTGGACGATGAGAATGTAAGGACTGATTCGATTCTGAAAAATGCGGTCATCGCAGTCACGAACGGCGTGGCAAGCTCATTGCAGGCTTCTTTTGATACCGCTGTCATAAAATCAGGTGCTGAATATATTGACTCTTACAAGCTTGGACAAGGGGAACTTTGCAGGCTTGGTGAATTATATATCAATGGGGAGCGATATGAGGAATAGGAGTTTTTTTGAGACAATCCGTGCGCTTCTGCCAAGGACGTCCGCTTTTGACCTGACGCATCAAAAGAATATCCGCCGATTTTTCGAGGGTGTGACCGAGCTTGGCGATGATGCCAGGAAAGAATTTGAGGGCGTTCTGCTTGATTATTATCCTGACACGACGAGGGCACTGGAAAAATGGGAAGAGATTTTTCGTGTCCAGTTTTCGAAAATTCTCTTCAACGTTCAGGAACGAAGGAGCATAGTGAGCGCGCTGTGGTGGCTCAGGTATGGGAACACCACCGGTGAATTCATGGAAAAAATCTTGAATCTTTTTATTCCTGGCGCGCGGGTGACTGAGAATATTCCTGCTGTAAATGCAATGGGGCTTGTATTTTCTTACATGGCCGTATGCGGGAACAAGTATATTTGCTGCGGGAACAAAAAAGCAGTCTGCAATTATCACATTGGAGAAAGGGGGTGGGTTCCTGAAATTCTTAGGAATGATACGCAGTCCGTCTGGGATATTCCGAGTGACACAAAATTTTATGAAAATTATTTTTTCGTCAGCGGCGAAGTCTGGCGTGACGGTACTGGAAAGATTCAGGTTTTGAAGAGATTGAAGGTGCATGAAAAATGGCAGCGGTTTGTTGAGTATGTGATACTTGCGCTGAAGCCTGTTCATACCACCGCAATTCTTTTTATTAAATATGTTCCGAATAATTATGAAATTATAATTGAATAGAGGTGATTTTACTATGAATAAATATGATGAGAACTACAGCGTTTATTTTGGCACACCATCCGCAGAATATCCAGAAGGTTCGGCAATAGACTCAACTGATGAGGATAAGCTGGACGGAACTCCGCTTCTTGCAAAATTCATGAATGACGTGATCGGATTCATGTACGCTGCATTCCACGGCGTTTACGGCAACCCGAAGATACCTGGGCAGACCGTTACAAGGCAGCTGTCGAATGAGCCTGAAAACGCGACGAGAAGCGATGTCTGGGATGCGATAAAGAAATTCGTTGCTGACAGCGTTCAGGCCGTAAGGGATGCGCTCAATGCTTTCATGAGCACGAAGGGGCAGGCGAACGGAATTGCCCCGCTGGACTCTAGCGGAAAAGTCTCTGCTTCTTACCTTCCGTCTTACGTTGACGACGTGCTTGAATATAATGACAGGGCCTCTTTTCCGGCGAGCGGTGAGGATGGCAAGATTTACGTGGCGAAAGACACAAACAAGAGTTATCGTTGGAGCGGTTCGACTTACGTAGAACTGAGTAAATATGACAATGCAACACAATCTGCGTCCGGCCTTATGAGTGCGGCAGACAAAACTAAGCTGGACGGAATCGCAGAGGGCGCGACTAATACCCCCGCCCCTGTGAATGCGGATTGGAATGCTGAAAGCGGGCTGGCACAAATTTTGAACAAGCCTACGATTCCGTCAATTCCTGAAGATGCGTCACAATCTGCGTCCGGCCTTATGAGTGCGGCAGACAAAACTAAGCTGGACGGAATCGCAAAGGGCGCGACTAATACCACGAAAACGAGCCAGCTTACAAACGATTCTGGATATGCCACTGAGGAATGGGTGAAAAGCAATTTTCCACAAGGGGTAATATGTAACAGTTATACTGAAGTACTTAATTCAATAAAAGTAGGAGAAAATGTTTCTTTTATTTCTCTAAAAGGGGCAATAAATCAAATGCAATTTAACGTTTTGTCTCGAGATGCGATTGGTATTTTCTTTTGGTATTTTGAAGTTTCTACCGGTCAGCCTCAATCGGTATATCTTAGTACTATGGGTGAAGACGCCTATCCAATAATTCTTTTTTAAGAAAAGCTAAAATCAAACTCCAGCTGATAAGGACTTGCAGTGATGTCAAACGAACGCAGATGCTCCTTTGCGGCCCGGCTTGGCTTTATCCAGGCACACAGCGTCTCTACGGCTGCGGCTTTTGCTTTTGCGCTTGTCAGAAAATTATCCTGGATCTGATGCGGGAAAACAGCGCGGATTATGCGGCTCACACGGCACTGGAGCGAGTAGGTGAACTGCCCGCCCTCGGTGGCGTAAACCGTGAGAATAACCTCATCTTTGCCGTGCTTTTCGCAAATCCGTTCGATTTCCTGCATGGTGCTATTTTAATTCCTCTACTGATGACAATCTGCTTAAATCCGTGACATGATCCGGATGACCATAGACAATCGGGAAGTTTGTTTCTTTAGTGGCTTCATCCTGGTACATGATTTCTTTCTGGTGGTCGCAGGCGTATTGAAGCTCCATGCGCGCGCCTTTGCTTTTCTGCCAGTCAGAGAGCATGTAGATTGCGTCGCATACATCAATCATGGCATAGCAGATGTGAAGATAGTCTTCATGCTCGAATCCGGCATTTGTCGTCAAAACGGCTGGTGACATGACCTTGTGCCCCTGCTTAATCAGTGGAATCTTAGCTGAAAAGAACTTGTTCTGAACATCGCTCTCGTTCTCTCCTGTGACTTTTCCTGCAATGTAGATTTTCATAATTTATTCTCCTTTTTAATAAATGTCGTATTTGTCTCCGTCTCCGTCGTCATCGTCGTCTGGCGAATCTGGCGGTGGTGGCGTTGCTCCGGCGAACGGGTCATCATCCGGTTCTGGACTACTTTTGTAAGTAGTTGCGGAACTACTCTCGTGAGTAGTCTGGTTCTTTGACTCAAAGCCAAGCTCGCTGCCCTGACTATCTTTCATCAAATACTCGTGGCCAAGGTCTGTGAACGAGATGAATTTGAATCCCCATTCAGGAACGGACAATGCGTTGCGTCTTTTCTGCGTGTAGTTCGCTCCTCCAAGTTCCTGATGGTCTTTTTTGAGGTAGAAGATGAAATTGCGCTGCTTCAATGCCTCTGATGAGCCTTCCTGATAGCCCTTGTAGTTGAGATAGCATTTGTACAGGTCTTTCGAGAAGATGAATGAGTTGTCATCGTTCGGGGTGAACTTGATGCAGTTCTCGTAGAATTCATCAGTGTCCTTGCTCTGGTTCTCGATGTACTGGCTCTTGGCGTTCTCACATTCCTGTGATGTCGGAATAATCAAATCATGCTCAGTTTTCAGCTCGATGTATTTTTCCGCCAAAAGTTTGATGATGCCTGGAGCCTCGGCTTTTATCATCTCAACCATTTTTGATGAGTCCGATGGCAGATCCTTGTAAAGCTGTCTGTATTCCTTGTTTTTCATTCTTTTTGCGTGCTCCACATTGAAATGAAAAACGAGAAGTCGGCGGATAATGCCGGAATCGTGCTTGTAAAAGCTCGGCAGCTCGTTTCCTACGATGACAATTTGTGCCGTTGGGCGGAACTTGTGCAAATCACGCCTCAGCTGTCGGGCGGAAATCATATCGCTACCTGTGAGCCTTTTGAGCTTGTCGGCGTTCAGTCGTCCGTCTTCTGGCAACTCCATTGTGATTGATACGAGCTTTCCTTCCAGCTCAGCGATTTCCGGCGAAGGTCCGTTCTCGTTGTCGAATCCTTTTTTCTTTGCTACTAAGACTTCTGATTTCAGCTGCGCACAACATTCGTTTGTGAAGACTTCTTCGATTGCGGAAATAAGAGTTGATTTACCTGTACCGCCTGGTCCTGTCATAAAGCAAGAATAGTTCTTCGAGACATTACGTGACGGTATGAGTGAGAGATAGTAAAGCAGAGTGTCTTTCGTTCGTGTCGGATTCTTCTCCAGGACTTCTTTTGTCGGCTCGTAGAAATCCAAATCGAGTGCTTTCAAAAAGAAGCTGGGCGTGGTTGCGTTCTTAATTTCAGCGCAAGTGTAGGGAAGAACTGAAAGCCTGTATTCTTCGGGCGTTCCTTTCCTGAATTTGATTTTGTCGCCTGAAAAATCCAAAACTCCGTCTTTGAGCGTTAGCGTTTCACGCACTGGGTAAGAATCAAAGAGAATCGGATTTTTCTTCTCATCGTGGTAGAACTGAGCTTCCTTGTGGTTCAGGTCGTTGGTGAGTTTCTGTCTAAACGAGTTCGACCCGATTGTCTGCAAGCAGTCTATTACGATTTTCTTTTCCCTCGGATTTTTCCGCAAATAACAGAGAAGGGCATTCACGAGAATTGCATGGGCTTCTGTCGCTATGCTAGGAATGAAGACCCAGTTGTTTTTGATGAAAACATAGTTCGCGTCCTCGGTGCTGATGTAGAGCAGCCTGTTTTTGAGGGCAGCCGCCACCGCATAGGATGCAAAAGCGTGGTCACAATAATGAAGGAATGCGATGAAATTCTTCGTTCCTATCATTTTCTCGTAATCTACTGGGAAAACCGTAGGAATCGGCTCAATCATGTTGAGGATTTCCGCCGCCGGAACCATGATTTCTTCGAGCTTATCAAGAAGATATTTTGATGCCCCATGCCTGAAAGCTATCTCATAAAGCGGATGCTCGCTCACTTTCATTGGCTTTTTGAAAAGTTCTTTTAGTCTTATAGCCTCATCTTTGATGTCGTCTTCAAGAAGACCGCTGCCGCTCCATTCCAGAATTGCGTTGATGCGGTCTTCATCTTTGCATGAGTTGTACGCTGCCGCTGCAAATGTCAGAGCGTCATCCTGGTCTAAATTCTCGTATTTGATTTTTTTGAGGAATGAGCGCAAGAATTTGATTGGCACGGCTTCCCATTCGGTACAAACCATGTCGTTTGCGTCTGGTTTCTTCGCAGTTTTCTTTGTTTTCTCAGGCTTGTCAAAAGCCTCGTAATCGCGGGCGTTTGCGATTGCTTCCTGGACCAAATCGAGGCGACCTGCACGGATTGCGTCGTCAGGGTCTTTGAAATCTGAATCGGCGGGTAGGGAAGTGACCTTGATTTTTCCTTTGAATCCTGCACGGATCAGTTTTTCCGGCACTGTCTCCATGATTGCGTCGCCTTCTGAATAAGGCATGAGACCGAATGCTTTCTGAGACTGGCACTTTGGTGCTTTGTCGTTGTCGGCGAAGAGCGTGATTTCCGGGATATTCTTTGGCAGGATAAATTTTTCGATTTTAGGAACGGAGAGATTTCCAAGCCCGCCCATTGAAAAGGCGTTCTCGATTCCGCAAGTCTGGCACAAAACAGCGTCTATCTCGCCTTCCATGAGCACGATTGGCTTTTCTTCGGGCAGTGCCGATGGAATAGGGAAGAACGAGACTCCTGTGCGTGGGTTGCGTTTTTCGCTTGCGAATGTCTTTTCGTTCATGTAGAGGAGCTTGAAGCCCTCTGCTGATTTTGCGAGTATACCTGGATGATACCAGGCGATTTCACGAGGCTCGCCATCAATCCGCTCGTATTTATAATCTTCGTTGTTCCATCGCCAGCATGTTTCGGTCGTGCGCTCGAAATACATCTGGTTTGACCGTCCGACCTGCGGAAACTCTGCGAGAGTGTCCTTTTCTTCAAGAGGCAAATCATTGTAGGTCTTTATGTAGGCGACACCGGCACGGAACAAAAGCGCGCGCCCCAGTGCTTGTTCTGCTGCTTTTTTGCCTGGCCACCAAAAAAAGAATGTTACAAGGCGTTGAAGCTGCTCTTGCGTAAGCGGGTACTGGGAAGCCTTGCCCGATGTTTTGTATTCAATCCGCCGTTGGAAATAGCTGAGAATGTTCTGTTCTTTATTTGACAGTGATTCTAGCCATTGTGTGAGCTTCGCAAGAGCTTCTTTGTCGGGCGTGAATGTGAACTTCTCTTTTTTGGGCGGCGGAGTGTATTGAGCGGGCGTGTAGTCGCCTGTTCCGAAGATTTTATCAGCCTCTTCAAACTGTTCGGTGACTTTTGCCTTGCCTGTGCAGTATCCGATTGCGCTGTAGATGTCACCCTTTCGCTCGCATCCGAAGCATTTGAAAGCAGGGTAGCCCTGACTGTCGGTGTAGATATTGAAAGAAGGCGTTGAATCATCATGCCAGGGACATGAGCAAAGCCGTCCTTCTTCGACATCGAAGCCCTGCATGTGCAGATAATCCAAGAGTCGGTTTTTATACTTTTCAAGAGGCAAGTTTTTATCAAAGTGCGACATCTATTTTTTTAGGGCTGTTTGTAAATGCCCCCTCCCCAAGTTTTTTACTTTCGTTTGACGGAGATTATTTCCCCGCCAAACATTTTTTTTACGAGATGAACTGAAAGCGGCATCTCCATGCCACCAGTCCAGTTCTGCGTGATTTTAGCAAGCTCCTCTGGGCTGTATTTAGTGCCATCCTTACAGAAGAGCCAGCCGGAATTTCTGTCGAAAGCGATTGTCTGTTTGAGGCTTTCGCTTTCGATGTACTGCCAATCACCTTTTGCCATTTATTGATTCTCATTTTCAAAGAAAGAAATTAAATCTTTGTAAAAAGCAAAGGCTGTCTTTTCTTTTTCTGGAATTTGTATTGAACGGCAAAAACTCTGCCAGCGAACTTCAATCTTTTTTGAAACTGGATTTTTCACACCTTTTTGAGCTGTCTCAAAGTTACTACTTTTGTGAGTAGTCGGCTTCAATGCTTCATCTGCCAGCTCGGATGTGTTGAAATCAGCCTCGCTCATTACGGTCGGCTCAATCATACTTTCATCGTCGTTATATTCGATGTCATCGGCTTCGTCTTTGAACATTTCTTCAATCTGCTCGTCGATGTCAGATTCTTCGGATTCGGCGGAACTACTTTCGTGAGTAGTTGGCAGACTCTCTGTATATTCCGAGATTTGCCTTAGACTGCTGTTTTTCCATTCGTTAAGCAGGGAAGTGGCAGCTCTTGTTGTTCCGCCCATTGCGACAAGTCTTTCAAGATAAGATGTAAGCTCGTTATCTGGAATAGAACGGAGCTGTGAAAGTGTCTTTGTGGCGATATTCTCCGTATTTAGGCCTGCTTCATCCGCAATCTTCCGAACTTTTGCGCCCGCTACAATGTCTGAGACCCACTGAATCGGCTTTGAAAGCTCTCGTGCTATGTCCGCCTGTGAGTAGTTTTCTGAGAGCATTTCTGCAATTGCGTCTTCTTTCTCTCTTGGCGTGATGTCGGCTCGCTGGATGTTCTCGATTATCTGCAAAACGAGCTTGTTTCCAGTTCGGATGCAGCACTCGACCATCGAAAAATCATCGCCCTGGTCACAGAGATATTTGTAGGCTCGGATGCGGCGGTGTCCGGCTATAAGCTCGTAAGTCTTTTCGCCGTTCTCGTCTTCCTGGGCGGGCTTTACGGTTATCGGATTCATAAGACCGTTGTTCCTGATAGACTCGGCCAGTTCCTTAATTCCGTCTTCGTCGTATTCGTGTCGTACATTCCCGGTCTCACGGATTTGTGCTAGCGGGATTTTTATAAATGTTGCGTTTGCGTTCAGTTTCATTTTTCTTTCCCCTGCTAAAATGGCATTGCGTTTCCGAGAGTTGCGGCATTCACGAAATTCAGCAATCTGCTTTCCAAATCCGAGCGGATGTGATATTCGGGATTGTTCATAAGGCGTTTGAGGCTGTTCATCTTCGGCACAGGCTCTTTGAGAAGAAAATCGCCGAATGTTTCCTGATATTTCTGCCAGATGTTGTCCGGGTCGCTTGCTGCGTTGTAGCTGTTGCAGACTACGGTGACATCAGAATCAATGCAGCAGTCCTGCAATTTCTGGATGTAATTCTGTGTGGCTGCAAAATCGAGTGGGGAGCATTTTCCAACGACAATCACGCTCTCGGATGCAAAAACTGCGTTTCTTGTCTGGGCGTTCCAGGTTCCAGGCGGATCAATCAGAATGTAGTCGTATCTGTCTGTGAAACCCTGTTTTTTGAGCTGCATTTTAAGCTGCATGTCGGTAATATTTGCGAGCATATCCAAGTCTAAATCAGATGGAATTATGTCGAGTACAGCTCCGTTCTCGGATTTTTTGAGCGAGTAGGGCGTTACTTCTCGGCCTGTGAGCAGGATTTTTGAATTCTGTTCCTGCAAGACTTTTCCCATGACTTCGCTCAATGAGCAGTTCGGATCAAGATCAATCAGAAGAACTTTGTTTCCGTGTGTGAAAAGCCAGAGAGCCAGGAAGATGTTGAGAGTTGTTTTTCCTGTTCCGCCCTTGCCGTTTGTAATTGTGATTTTCATTTGTTTGCTTCCTTGCAGGTATTTATGCCCCCTGCTGGCAATAATCTCTGTTCTTTCATGCGGATTCCGTAATAACCCGCCGTTGGAAATCCGTTGATTGTCTTGTGGGAATATTCAATTCCCTGAAAAAGCGTTTCCATGCGATGCCGGAATCTGATTTTTGGAAGAAGTTTTTCTTCGCCGCAAAAAAGCGAAAATTTCTCATAAAGCGGCTCAAACAAGACAAAATCTTCGTGTTTTTCAGTGATTTCAAGTTTTTCAGATACAAATGAGAGAATTAAAGAATCGTCCTCGATGTCTTTTCCGTGCATTTTTGCAAGCGGTTCAAGAGTTCTGGCACGGCGTAAAAATTCAGTAAGAACCGCCGAAAAATCCTCAGCGGGAATCAGACCTTTTTCGTGAAGTTTTTCCAGCTTTTCGAGTGCGTTTGTTTCTTCCCGGATAAGAGATGACATCGCTTTCATCTTTGAGGCTTCGGCTCGTGTCAGCTCTGTTTTCGGCATCAATGACAGGGAAGTGCCGTAACTTCCAGTTTTGCGGATTTGTGGCAAAACCTCATCCGTGACCCATCGACGAAATTTCGCCGCCTGTGGTTTCCGGCTTTGAAAGATTGAATGGTACAAGCCCGATTCAGAGATAACTATCAGATTCGGATTTCCGGGCTGGGATTGGGTATCATCGCCAATAATACTACGCTTATTTAGCGTAGAAACCTCATCGTCATCAAGGTAGCGTGTCATGTCAGGTGCGTTGCGATATTCGAGGATTTCAGCGACATCTTTAGCGACAAAGTAGGTCGCATTGTCTTTTTCTACAATTCGGACAAGATTATCCCCAAAAGCAAAAGCTAATTCGTTCATTTTTCGACCTCATCGCTCTTGCTTTTATATTCAGGATGTTCTTTTAGCCAAGAATCGAGAATTATTGTGTGTCCGCTGTATTTAATTGGAGAGCCAGAATTTTGCTTAATTTTCTGATGCAGCATGTGATAGCTGAACTCATTGTCAACTGCTGCGGCAAAAAGAGAAGTGTAAAAGTGTGTATCGACCCAAACCGGCAAACGAAGCAAGAGATTTCCCCTTGATTTGGGTAGACAGAATACGCAGTGTCTACCCAAATCAAACTTATTTTTGTTTTTTTTCCTGCAAAGCAGGGTAATTAAAGTGTTTTAAGACCAGAGTTCTTAGAAGTTTGCTGATATTCGTGAACTCAGGAACGGATTTTTGTACAAATTCCCATTCCTCGTTGCGAAAAGATACAGAAACTATTCTTCTGTTTGTTGTGTTCATAATTTATTTGTAATACATACCCCCCCGCAATGTCAAGCAAAAGTTTAATTTATTTTAGTGATTGGTTTAAAAATCTGTAAACTGATTCTAGCTGTAACAGATAGTATGCTGAATTTTTTGAATTTAAAAAAAATTTTTAGCCTATTTTTTTGACGGAGTTTTTACTGACAATTTTTTTATTTTTTTTATTTTTCATATTTTTTTCTTAGGCTTTAATTTTATTTATTTATAATATAAATAAATAATTTGTAACATTGTAACACAAAATTAGATATTTCAGTATTAACTTATACGAAAAAAAATTTTTTATATAAAAATATTAGTTTTCAAATTTTTTTTTTGTATACAAATAATCCGAATTTGATTGATTAAGTGTTACAATGTTACAGGCCTCTACGGGGGGATGTTACAATCCTCAAAAAAAGGTACTGCCAGCTAGGGGTACGCCTCTGCAATTATTCGGCGGCGGGTGCGATTGAAAAAACATGGGCCATGTTTAAATTTTAGTTTAAAAATTGGTTTATAGCATAGTAAGGTTTAAAAATCCAAAGTAAAATAAAGATATGGAAGTGTCTGCATCCGAATTTGCGCGAATGTGTGGGGTTTCGGCGATGGCGGTTTCCAAAAAGATAAAAGCTGGAACGCTGGTCAGAAACAGTGCCAAAAAACTCGACACTGACAACGCAATTAACAGGGCGTATCTGGAAAACAAACAGTCCGCTCTCAGAAACAAACTAAAGACTCGTGAGCTGGAAGAATCTGTTAAAAAAGAGACTGATTCAGATTCTGTTGTTGTCGATGCTGAAATTTATGATTCAAAAACTTCCGAACATTGTAACACATCTTCTTTTGCCGCCCAGCCGGGCGTAAACACGCAAAAAAATCTTGCATCTCCTGGCTGTGCAGCGTCTTATCCGGGGAAGAATATTTTTGAGAGCGAGAATAAAGCAAAGCTGATGCAGGATATGACGCTCAAGCAGCTTCTCCGTACTTTCGGAACGGTGGATAACGTCGAGCGTTATTCAAAGATTTTGAGAGACCTTTCTACAGCTGACGAACGAGAGCAGAAAACTCAGGAGCGTCGGCTGGAACAGATTCCGAGGGATTTTGTGGTGCAGAATCTTTTCGGGTATGTGGACCAGCTTATGAATCAGCTTCTGGATGTTCCTGAATCGGTGTGCGACCAGATTGTTGCCGTGCTGACAGCCGGAGGCGATGACATGCGGGTGAATGTCATTCACATCCTTTCTGACAATCTGACACGCTGCATTTCGGGTGCAAAAGAGCACATAACGAACGAGATAAACGGATTGCGAGGCAAGTACGAGAAGCAGGATGCTGCCGTTGACCAGCTCGTGAGCGAAAAACTGGAAGAAATGAGGGAAATTGGTTAAATCACACTACTTACAAAAGTAGTCGGGGAATATTGGATTGGAAGTTGGGGTTAAGGTTTCGGATATTGATTTTCTCTTGGGGCAGTTCGCAAAATTGCATGACAGGCGTGAATATCAGCTTCCAAGCGATTACATTCAGTCGGTGCGGTACATCGACAAATCGCTTTCGCCGTTCCCTGGCAAGTTCAGCTATGACAAGTTTCCTTATTTCAAAGAGATTGTGAACAGGCTTTCTCCTTCTGATCCGACCAAGTACATTTTCGTTATGAAGGGCAACCAGTGCGGATATACGACCGGGGTTCTGGAGCCGGGCATGATGTACTACATCGGGGCGGATGCTGAGGAGCAGGCTCTTGTCCTTCCTGATGAGGCTATGGCCAGGGATTACGCTAAGACCAAGCTGGAGAATTGCATCGACAACTGCGGGATAAGACCGCTCATTTCGGCTCAGGCTCGCAAATCAAAAAAATCTAAGGATTCAGGCGATACAACGCTCTACAAGCAGTACAGGGGCGGCGGATTACGGATTTTTGGGTCTAGGAGCGGGAACCGTTTCAGGAACTTTTCTTACAAGATTATTTTTGCGGATGAAGCCGACGCACTTCTTTCAAAAATTGCTGGTGAGGGTGATGTTTTCACCTTGCTTACGGCTCGACAGGATGCGTTCTCGAATCATTCAAAGCTCGTGATTGGCTCGACTCCAAAAGAAGAAGGCTCTTCGCTTATCACCGAACTTTTCAACTCTGGGACTCAGTGCTATTACTATGTGCCGTGCAAGTTCTGCGGGAAGATGCAGCGACTTGAATGGGCTGTGTGGGATGAGGTAGACAAGACGAAGCAGATTGGCGGGATTGTCTGGGAGAACGATGAGAATTTCAGACCGATTCTTGAAAGCGTGGGCTACAAGTGCCGTTTTTGCGGCGGGATTATGAAGAACTACGATAAGGTCAACATCATCCAGAAGGGCGAGTGGCGGAAGAGCGTGGAGAAAGCTGCGAGGGCTGATTCCGTGAGCTACCACATTACAGCAATGTACAATCCTCCTGGCATGTTCAGCTGGGAGAATTATGTTTCTCTTTGGGCTGATTGTTGGGATTTGAAAACGAACCGTGTGAAGGACATCGAAAAATACAGGGCATTCCGAAACTTGAAGCAGGGCTTGCCGTTCAGGGAGCAGCATGAGACCGTAAAATACGAGCGGGCTTTGAGGTTCCGACGGTTCGGGTTTGCTCGTGGATTCGTGCCTAACCGCATGGCCGAGCGTGACTGTAGCTCTCCGATTCTCATTCTTGTGGCAAGCGTGGATGTTCAGAAAAACGGTCTTTACCTTGACATCGTGGGCTACACGGAGCGGGGTTGCAACTTCTCGATTGATTTCAGATGGATTGAGGGCGATGTGGAGCAGTTCGGCGGGCCGTGGGATAAACTGAGCGACATAATTACGAACGAAGTTTTTACGGACGAAGACGGAAAACGGCGGTACAAGATTATGATTACGCTCGTGGACTCAGGTCATTATACCAGCTGGGTCTATGCCTTTGCAGCTCGTTTTTCGGCTGGCGTTTATGCCTGTAAGGGGCAGGACTGGATTAAGGACGGCCAGAGCTACCAGCTTTTTGCGCCTGCTACTTTGAAGCAAATCGGTTTGCCACTTGCATACCACATCAACACAGGTTTGATGAAAGACAGGATTGCGAACGAGATGAACCGGCTTTTCTGGAATGATGGTCAGCTACAGCCTGCATGGTATCCGAATTACCCGGAGGATTTCGGCGATGATTATTTCAAGATGTATGAGGCAGAGGAAAAGGTCGAGGTCGTTGACAAGGCGACAGGGCGGTATCTGAAAACTATCT